GCGATCACCCGCCTGGCTGTTCCCCTCGACGTGGCCGGCACGATTGACCGTGCCGGCCTCGTCCAATTCGTGATGAACGCGATCGACCCGTCGCTGGCCCAGAAGATCGTGCGCCCGCAGGAAGTCGCCACCGCCCAGGAGGCCGAAGACGAGCAGCTGGCCTACACCAAGATCGCCGCGGGCACCGAGCCCCCGTTGCCGACCGAGGGCATGAACGCCCAGCTCCGCACCCAAGTCCTCCAGGGGATTGTCCAAGCCAACCCCGCGGTGAGTCAGCGATTCCAGAACGACGAAATCTTCCGCTCGATGATCGAAGCAAGATTGAAAGCCTTCGCCTTCCAAGTGCAGCAAACCCAAAACGCTCAGATCGGTAGGGTCGGCGCCGTCCCCGCGCTGCAAGGCCAGATGATGCAGACCGCGCCATGAAAACCGTGACCGTCTCCAGCATCGTGGCCAACGCGGCGAGCCGCGCCGGCTTGGATGGTTCGTCCATCGGCAACCTACCAAGCGTGACCAAGAGCATTATGGTCGACAACCTGGGCTCGCATCTGAAAGACGCCTGGGAGTTTTTTGACTGGCCGGATTTGTGCCGCACTGAGGAGCGCACGGTGCAGACCGGCGTAGACGAGGACATTTACATCGACTTGGCGCAAGCCGGCGAGACGGAGATCGGCGACGTGTTCTCGGTCTTTCAAGACAATCCCAATACCCACGCCGCGCCGAGAGAGATCAGTTTCTCCCTGGATTTGGACAAAGTCCGCCTGCCGAGCGATTGCCCCAGCGTCATCTATGTTCGTTTTCGGCTGACCCCCGGCGCTGAGCCGCGTGATCCCAATGGGCTTGTCGTTACGCCTGTCGTCGACGGCGTGGTGGCCGCCCAGACTGTGCCGCAGATATTGGCCGACTACTGCAAGTTCTCCCTCACCGGTGACCTGCTGACCGAAGACGGGCAACTGGACAAAGCCCAGGTGATGTATGGACGGGCCGAGCTTTCGCTCGTCAAAGAAACCGAGAAATTAACCCTTCAACAACGCCAAGTCCGCCGGTGGACCGCAAATGTCGGACCTTACTGACACGGAAAACCATGGGATTCCCTAACAGCAAAATTAACAACGGCCTCTCCGGCGGCGCCTACATGGGCGATACCAACCAGCGCACCGGCGACTGGCTCGCCATCCAGGTCCTTGCCGACACGAAGTTCTCCGTATTAACGGGCAACATAGCCGACGACCCGAGCTCGGTCTTGGCGGCCGAGGCCAGCGCCTTTTACTCCGCGACGATCCCGGCCGGCACCACGCTATTTGGCAAGTTCACCTCGATCAAAATGCACAGCGGCCAAGTCATTGCCTACAACGCCTGATGACGGACCCGATTGAACACTAAAAACTAAACACTGAAGACAAAACTATGGGATTCCCTAACAACAAAATCACGAATGGTCTGAGTGGCGGCGTCTACATCGCCGACACAAATGCGCGCACCGGGCAATGGCTCGCCGTGCAAGTCCTGGCCGATGCCAAGTTTCACACGCTGACCGGCAACATTGCTGACATTGCCAACACGACCGAGGCCAGTGCGCCGGTCATTCCGGCAGGCAGCACGATCTTTGGCTATTTCACCGCCCTCCAACTGCACAGCGGCCGCGTCGTCGCCTGCAATAACTAATGATCCCTGCGCCGATATTGAGTTTGGCGAGGGTGCCGGGGCGCCGTGGCGTTCCTTTTGCTCCTACCGATATACCCAATATTCGTGTGTGGTTTGATGCTAACGAGGGTGCTAAAAGTTTCGCGGGTAACAACTTTACCGATGAAACCGCATCTTTTGCAATAACAGGCAGCATATACGCTGAAGATAACGGAACATATGATGTAGATTATAGTGGAGGCCTTATTAATGGACGAAATAGGTACAGATATAATAACAACGGCGGTGAAGCAAATTCTGACTATGGATTAGTCTACTGGAACGGAACTCAATGGGCTTATGAAGCGTGGGGAGTTCCTTCTGATGGCGATCCCGGTATAGGGCGAACAAGCTACGGAACCGGAAACACTACATATCCTTGGAATGCAACGTGGTCTATGGGAACCTTTACGAGAACCCCAACAACTGTAGACGTTTCTGCAACCAACAACCAATCCGTAGTTAAGTGGTATAATCAAGTAGTTGCGGGAGGGCCTTTATTTCAAAACACCCTTGCGTCACAACCCATTTACGAGACAAATGTCTATGGGAAAAATGTGTTGTCATTTAATGCGGATTCAATATCTGGAAACGTTGCTGCTTCTGCAAGTTGGGGTTCTGAACATTCTGTTTACTGTGTCGCAACAACTTTGGGGGGATCAACCACTTTTAACGGTGCTTTCGCAGCCCAATCTTCAACGATTGCTGCTCAGCGTCGAGGAGCACTTGGAGGAAGCACAACGGGAGGCGTGCTGGCGTTTACAAACGGAACCCAACGAAATTCCACGCTGAGTGCCAGCACAGCTACGTTTGCAGTGTGGTCTTATAGGTTTACGACATCTGGGGGGAGTGTTGCACTGGGTAAGAACAAAACGTTTGAGAGCCTTACTGGGGCAGGAACAAGTTTGATGCCGAGTAATTCTTTTGTGGTAGGCACTGCTGGCGGCTCAAACTCATCCATTACTAAAATTGGTGAAATTATTGGGTATAGCGGAAATCACGATGAAGCTACGGCCAACCAAATCATTGACTACCTCGCCGCTAAATGGGGCGTTACCTTATGAAAACTTTCAAAATCCACCCTGACGTATACCCAGCTTTGCAACGGTCTGTTGATACGGCTTTCAGGGATACACTTATCAAAGAAGGTAAGTGCCAACATATTTTCCCCCCCGAAATGGAAGCCGATGAAGATGGCTACATTACATTAATGGTAAAGGATTGGATCTTTGATCTTGAGGGAATGGCAGAGTTGCTTGGCGGCATAAACAAAACGGAATCATGAGCTACCTACAGCAACACCTCACAACCGTGGAACGCGGCGCTCTCGGAACTTTTGCCAGCCTTGGCAGCGCGGCCGTCTCCATGGTGGGCCACCTGGAGCTCTACCTCCGGGTAGCCGGCCTTTGCGTCGGGCTCGCGGTCGGCGTCGTCACTTTAATTTCGGTCCTTCACGACCTTCGGAAGAAACAACAACAGAAGAACAAATAATATGCGCAACTGGAAAACGACAACCCTCGGCGTCTTGACCGCCCTAATCGCCCTGGCCACCGGGGCCAGAGAATTTCTCACCACCGGCAGCCTGCCCGATCTTGGCCTCATTGCGGCCTCGCTCGCGGCCGCCTGGGGCCTACTCGTCGCCAAGGACGCCGATGCTCGGGGCTAAATTCGTCGCAGCTGGCCTCGTCTTTGCGGCCTACCTGCTACTGCCCGGATGCGTGAGCGTGGGATACGACTTCCTCAAGCAGCAGGCAACGTTGACTTACAACCCGCCCAAACTGGACGGCCTCAAGAAGTAAATGTGGAACTGGATTCTGAGACTATTTGGCAAGCCGTCCGGCGCTACCCGAGCGCCGGCCTCGCCGAGCTCTGCATCCGACTCCATAATGAGCTTCGCCGTCGAGCCGCCGCTGACGAGCTTCGACGAGCGCAAGGCCTACACGCCAAACAAGGGGAGCAGCGTGATCCGGCCGGAGGCGGTAGTGCTGCACCACAGCGACGGAAGTTACCGGGGCGGAGTGGCCTGGATCGCCAACCCGGAATCTAAAGTGAGCTACCACGTGCTGATCGCCCGGGACGGCCGCCGGACCGTGTTTGCCAACGACACGGAACGCGCCTGGCATGCGGGCAAGAGCAACTGGTTGGGGCGCCCGGACCTAAATAGCTGGAGCCTCGGGCTCGCCTGGGAGGGGAATACTTACGATTACCCCTTGGGCGACGACGCCATGGCGTCCGCTATCGAATACTTGGTGCCGCGTATGAAGAAGTGGGGCATCGACCTCAACATGGTCGTGACGCACCAGCAGGTCAGCCCGGGCCGAAAGACGGACATCTCGCCCGCCGATGCAACTAAATTTCGCAGCAAACTGGAAGAAGCACTGAACTAATGGCCATTGACTCACCAGTGCAACGTGACGGCGACCAAGGTTTCCTTGGTTTTGCTTCGCGCTTGAACCCGCTGACCCTGCCGCCCGGAATGCTGCAAGATAGCGTGAACATGCGGCTGGAGCGTGGCACGGCGCAGACCCGAAAGGGGGCGAAACGGCTGGCCGATGCCATCTCGACAACAGACACGCCGCTCGCGCTGTCCTTTGACCTCGCTGCGGACAAAAACATCAGCACGATAACCCGCAGCGGCACGCTCGCCACAGTGACCACAACCGCCGCGCACGGCTACACCAACGGCAACCAGGTGAACATCCGCGGCGCCGAGGCTCCTAACGCGGCCCTCTATAACGGCGACTTCGTGATTAGTGCGGCCGGCGGGAGCAGCTTTCAGTATACGATGACCGGCACGCCGACGGCGGACGCCACCGGGACGCTTTTTGCCAACAAGGGGCCGATAGTCAAGACGACCTACGGCGGCGGCATCTTTGCCTCCGGCGTCTTCGCTTCGCGCAACTATGAAAACGCTGCCGAGTATATCGTGATGTGCGGGCCGAGCAGCGCCTTCCTCTGGCGCAACACCCCGTCGGGCGACGAGGTGGAGACGTTGGTATACCCCAACTCGCCGGACGAGACGATTGAACCGACCGACAATGTCTCGGTGGTGCAAGCCTTTGACCGGCTTTACATCCTGCGGGAAGCGGAGCAGACACCGGACACTGAGTGGGCCAACCGGCTGCTTGGGGTCGATCCCGGCGTTTTTACCGTGACGATTGCTTCGCCTGGGGTGGTGACTAAGACGGCGCATGGCTTGGAAAACACCATGGCGGTGACGCTGTCGACCACCGGCGCCCTGCCGACCGGGCTGGTAGCCGGCACGATCTACTACGTCATTAACAAAACGGCCAACACCTTTCAGCTTGCGGCGACCAGTGGCGGCGTGGCGATCAACACGAGCGGCAGCCAGTCGGGCGTGCATAGCCTGACTCCGGTTTCGGCCGCGGTCAGTAGCACGACGGCCACGATCTTCTGCAAAAACCATCCCTACCTGGCCGGCCAACGGGTGCGGCTGGAGGCAGGTGGGCCGGCGGCCTTTAACGGGCATGAGTTTGACGTGCTTGGCGGCGCCGACGCGCCGACAACCCACACTTTTAGAGTGACGGTGCCGAACCTTACGGCGAACGACACGGCATCTTCGGCGACCCGGGCGACGCGCCGAGTGAAGCCTCCGATCTATTGGACCGGCACCGGAAGTTTCGTCCGGGCGGCGGGCGGCGTGCCAGCTGAAGGTGCGACCTATCGCAAAATGCGATCCGTGGGCTGGGCGAGCTACATCCAGAACCGGCTCATCATCCCTGACGGCCGCGACCAAGTGGCGATTTCCGACTACCTGGATGCCGACCTCTACGATCCTTTCTACCAGAGCTTTCGCGCCGGGGCCGGGGGCAGCGACTACATTGTCGCCGTGCATCCCTGGGTGGAGGGCAGCGCCTTGGTCTTCGCCCGCAAGAGCATCTGGCTGGCTACGCTGGGCCAGTTGCCCAGCACGGACGGCGCCAGCTTTGCCATCGACACAGCTGTCGCTAAGTTGGAGCTGATCACCGATGAGATCGGCTGCTCGGCCCGCAACTCCATCGCCACGGCCGGCCGCTACGTGTTCTTCCTCTCGGACGCCGGGGTCTATCGCCTCGATACCCAGCTCGACCTCAAGTTACGCGGCGACACCAAGCCGCTGAGTGATCCGGTCGCCGACCAGTTTGAGCGTATCGACCAGAGCAAGGTCCACCGCGCCTTTGGGCTTTGGCACAACAACCGCTATACCCTGGCCGTCCCCACGATCGATTCGCCGGATGAGACGAATGATCTGGTGATCACCTACTCGGCCCTCAATGACCAGTGGGAGAGCCGCGACATTTACGGCATTGGCGTGGATGCGCTCATCGTCGGAACCTACAGCGATGTGCGCCGCGTTTTCAACGTGCGCCGGACCGGCAGCCTCTTCCTCCTCGACGAGAAGGATGACGGCACCGACGACGAGCCGAGCGGAAGCAATGTGGGCCTGGTGGTCGGGACGATTAGGACGCGGCGCTACAATATGGGCAACATGCATAGCAAGCGATTCACCCGCGCTTTGAGCGATGTGGTCCTGCCAAGCGCCGGCTCAATCACGGTCGAGGCGGAGCTCTTTAACCCGGACGCCCCGGTCACGTTGGTGCCAGGGCAAAGCAACGATACCGGCGCAGAGGAAGACTACACGCTCAAGCAGCCAATCCGCCGCAAGGCGCACGCCGCCGAACTTATCTTTCAGACCAACCTCCAACGCCCCGAGATACGGAATGTCTCGATCGAGGCGGCGCTTGAGGGACTCCCGCAAACCGACACCCGCAACGCAGCTTAATTATGGCC